TGGGGCATTGGTACTGATACGGTCAAAGATTGGATATTTTCACGCTTAGAAGCGGATGATGAAAAAACAACCAATGATCGCAAAATTCGGTTTAGTGCCGAACTGGATGAGGATTTTTACAAAATGCTCACAGCAGAGTCGTTTGATCCTGAAAAAAACAAATATGTAAAAAAATCAGGCGCACGCAATGAAGCATTGGACACATTGGGTTACGCCATCGCAGCATCACGCCATCCTAAGTTGCGCGTGCATGTGATAAAGGCGCGCGAATGGGATGCCTTGGAACGGCAGCTTGAGCCGAAAGATATGGCGCAAGATACTGAGGCGGTGGTTGCGGATGATGTTAAGCCGACACCGCGTATGCCAAGACGAAGGCGACGCGGTAGACATAATGGGTTTGTGGGCGGGTTTCGCGGCTGATGGCTGGTAATGATATTGTCACAGATATTATCCAAAGGCTGGCTGATCGGCTGGGTACGGATGTGTTCCCGCCTGACGTGATGCGCTCGGTGGAAGTGGAGATTCGGAGAGACTGGTCGGGTGATGTTTATGTGCCAGCATCCAAAACAAAGCATAAACATGCGAAGATTATCGAGCTATGGAAAGAAGGGCGAACAGTAAGCCAGCTGTCCGCCACAACTGGATTAAGCGAGCGATGGATACGCCAAATTATTAACCGTAGAAAAAAGTGAACGGTTTCACCTAAAACACTTCCGTTTTAATCGCCATGCTTGCGCACTATGGTAGATATTCCTAACCGCGCACCCACGGCATTTCATGCTGGCGATACAGTCAAATGGCTGGAATCGGCGCGCAATTTCCTGCCTGCCGATGGTTGGACGCTGATTGCAGATCTCACCAACGGCAAAAATCAATATACTATAACATCGACGAATAATGGCGATGGCCAGCATTTGTTTTTACTGACACCTGCCGATTCGGACACTTATGTTGTGGGCGAGTACCGCATGGGTATTGCGGCAATCAATACGGCAGGTGATCGCCATACGATATCCACCTTTTATATAGCAGTGCGCCCGAATTTATCGGGTATATCAGATGCCCGCAGCCAAGTGAAGAAAGATTTGGATGCACTTAATGCGTGGATCACATCGGGTGATGTGAAAGTGGCGGAATACACGATTGCTGGTCGTTCCATGAAATACCATGATCCCATTACTTTAGAAAAATTACGGGCTATGCGCAAACGCGAATATCGCAATGAGCAGAATGCGGATTTGATTGCCAGCGGCCGCAAGCCACGCCGTAGATTATTAACACGGATGCGCGGCTGATGTCGTCGCCCATACAACGATTGCGACCTGACCTGACGATCGGGCAGGAGAACCCACAACGCGAGAAAGGCTCGCGCATTCTGAATGCGTGGATGGCTGAACGCAAACTTAAAGAGGCCTCTGCCAACGTATCCACGGCAGGTCGCAACAAACATAAACGAAATTATGCCGCAGCGGTTTCCAATCGCCTGAACACAGGATGGGGCGGGACTCCGACCCCTGCCGATTGGCATATTTGGCAGAGTTTGCAATCGCTTCGTTCACGTTCGCGTGAGCAATATCGCAACAATGATTATGCCCGCCGTTTTATTGCCATGTGCAAATCAAACATTGTAGGTCCACAAGGCATCATCATGCAAAGTAAGGTTGCCGATGCGGATGGTCAGCCTGATAAATTAGCGCAAGATGTGACTGAATCGACATGGCGCGAATGGTCGCGGTATTGTGATGCGGCGGGTCGCTTAACATTAACTGAAATGTGCCGATTGATTATTGCCACGGTTGCAGTGGATGGTGAATGCCTGGTGCGCCAAATTTCTTCGGGGCCTTACGGCTTCCAATTAAAATTGATTGATCCTGAATTGCTGGATATTCGCTTTAATGAAACGCGCCCAAACGGTGTGCGTATTCACATGGGTGTTGAATTGGATCAACATGGCAAACACCTTGCTTATTATTTACTCGATGCACCCGATGATGTGTATCGCTCCAGTTATTATACAGGCAAGCACACACGTGTGCCTGCTGATGAAATGCTGCATTTATTCCTGCCTGAAATGATTGACCAGACACGCGGGGTGCCATGGATGGCTTCGGCTTTGGTGCGGATGAAGAATCTGCATGGTTATGAAGAAGCTGCGGTGATTGCGGCACGTATTGGCGCATCCAAGATGGGCTTTTTTACAGCTGCTGAAGGCGATGGTGCAGACCCATTGGCAGATGATGAAACGCTGGAAGGTGAATTTATTCAAGATGCTGAACCGGGTGCATTTGAAGTGTTGCCTGAGGGTTATGATTTCACACAATTTAATCCTGATTATCCCCACCAGCAATTCGGCGAATTTATCAAGGCAACCTTGCGCGGGATTTCTTCGGGCTTAGGCGTGGCTTACAACGGCTTGGCGAATGACTTGGAAGGTGTGAATTATTCATCCATTCGCGCGGGGGTTCTTGAAGAGCGCGAGCAATGGAAAGGTTTGCAGACCTGGTTGATTGATTCATTTATGCGCCCTGTATTTGAAAACTGGCTTGATACGCAATTAGCCATCGGAACGCTCAAAGTGCCAAGCAAAACAGGGATCATGAAACCCTTACCCGCAGATCGCTTTGATAAATTCCGCCAAGTTTCTTTTCAACCACGGCGATGGGCTTGGGTTGATCCACAAAAAGACATGAACGCTAATGCTAAGGGCATTGAACTGATGCTTAAATCGCGTTCTGAAATTATCCGCGATTTAGGGCGTGACCCTGATGAAGTTTGGGCTGAAATCGCCCGTGAAAATAAAGCACTTGAGAAGCTTGGCATTTCGCCTGAAGAGGCAGATTTAAAGATGAAATCTCTGATGAAACAGGTGGATTATGAAATGTCGCAGGAGTTAGCTGATGCCTAAGATTAAGAAAAACATTCAACAACGCATGCAATCAGAAACATTGCAGCGTGAATTTAGCCTAGACACGCGAGCGATTGATGAAGAAGCCCGCACAGTTGAGCTGGCATTTTCCAGCGAGCTTGAGTATGAGCGCTGGTTTGGTATTGAGATTCTGGATCATAAATCTGAATCGGTGGATATGTCGCGCATGGTAGATGGTGCGGCATTGCTGATGGATCACTCGCATCGCGACCAAGTTGGCGTGGTGGTATCGGCACGCATTGATAGTGACAAGGTTGGGCGTGCAGTGGTGAAGTTTTCACGTTCGCAACGTGGGCAAGAAGTATTCCAAGATGTGCTTGATGGCATCCGCACCAAAGTGTCGGTGGGCTACAAAATTCATGAAGCGCAACTTGAAAAAACAGGTGATGAAGGCGATACCTATCGCATCACGCGATGGGAGCCATTTGAGGTTTCACTTGTATCTGTACCAGCCGACCCATCGGTCGGTGTTGGTCGTTCAGTTTCGGAGCATTCCGAGAGCAAGGCAGGCGCAATGCCTGAAATTACACAACGTAAGGAGGTTGACATGCCGGGTAAAGTCAACAACAAAGAGAAGGGCGCGCCAGCTATTGATCTGGATGCTGCTCGCAGTGAAGCACGTGCGGATGCTATTAAAGCAGAGCGTACACGCACGCAGGAAATTGAAGCAGTAGCACAACGAGCTGCCAAATCATTGAACGGTGCTGAAATTAATTTGGCACGTGAAGCAATGGCCACAGGTCAGAGTGTCGATGCATTCCGTGAATCCATCTTGGAAAAAATGAATGAGCGCGCCTCTGATCAACGCAGCCCATTGGGCTTGAGTGATGCTGAAGCTGGCTCATTTTCATTCCAGCGTTTGCTTTTGGCGGCTGCAACGAATGATTATTCACAGGCTGGTTTTGAGCGCGATGTTTGCGCGGCAACAGCCCAACGCATGGGCGGCAAACATAAGGGCATTATGGTGCCAACGGATGTATTGAGTCGTGCAGTAACCACTACAGTTTCCGCACCAACTATTCAAACAGATGTATTAGCATCCAGCTTTATTGATTTGCTGCGTGCTAAAATGAAAGTGCGCGATATGGGCGCAACTGTATTAGGCGGCCTTAATGGTAACATCTCGATCCCTCGTCAGTCCGCTGGCGCGAATGCGTTTTGGGTGGCTGAAGGTGCGCAACCAACCCCTAACGATCAGACTTTTGACAGCGTGAATCTTAGTCCTAAAGGCGTGGCTGCATTAACGCAAACCACGATGCAAAACTTGATTCAATCAAGTTTGGATATGGAAGCTTTTATTCGCCGTGATTTAGCTACTGCATTGGCATTGGCGATTGATTTGGCAGCGATTAGCGGAACAGGGGCTGGCAATCAACCAACAGGCATTTTGAATACAGCAGGCATTGGCTCCGTTGCCATGGGTGTAAATGGTGCGGCATTAACAAATGTTGATGCATTTGTTGATCTTGAAACATTGGTGGCCGATTCAAATGCCGATGGTGGTTCTATGTCTTATTTAACCAATGCGCGCGTCATCGGTGCTTTAAAGAAATTAAAGACATCGACTGGCGAATATTTGTTCAGCTCGCGAGAGCGCGATCTTCCAACATCGGTTGGGGGCTTAAACGGGTATGACGTAAATCGTTCTAATCAAGTCACCAAAGCCGGCGCTAAAGGCACAAGCACAGGCTTATCAACGGCGTTATTCGGTAATTGGTCTGATTTATTCATTGGTGAGTGGGGCGCTTTGAATTTGCAAGTTGATCCATTCACAGCGGGTGTGGGCAATATCAAAATTTCTGCATTGCAGTTTGTTGATTGTGGTGTTCGTCATCCTGAATCGTTTGCAGCAATTACAGATATTATTGCCTGATAAGTAAGGAAGGGAGGGCGCAAGCCTTCCCGTCTTAACTATTATAAATTTGAGGTGTGAGATGAAAATAAAACTAGAACGCGATTGTGCCATTGCTGGCCTGCATTGCGAAAAGGGTGAGGTTGTGGATGTCTCTGAACAAGACGGGGCATATCTTATTAATGCTGGGCTTGCTAAAGCTGCCGATGATGGTGCCAAAGCGAAAAAACAAACCGTGAAAAAAATCAAAATCTTGATGAAACGTAGCTGCATGGTTGCAGGTAAACATCGTGAAATTGGTGATGTGGTATCGGCACTTGAA